TCAACACCAGAAACATAAGCCTCGTATAAACTGTCCACCTTGTAGTACTTCTGCTCCAATGGCAGTTCAACAGCAACCTTGACAGTATCGCCAGGTATCACTTCTCTCATTACCAATGTATCCAACTTTGTCCTGACATAGGTCTTTGACACAAGCTGTGGGACAGTATCACGAATGGTATCATATTTGATAGTCTCAACATATTCGACATCAACATCTGGAGCAGGTTTGGTCAACAGGTAGATATTCAGCCCGATTGAGGCCAAAATCATCAATATTCCTGCTATTGTAAAAAACTTCTTCATAGTGTGTCTGATTTTATAGCTAAAATTGCCCCAGAATCGCTCTCTGACGGGCTTTCTTGTATCGGGTGGGCAACTGTCCCATAACAACACAAAAGCCAGCTTAGAACGAATATTATGAAGGCCCATTGAAAAAAATCATATCTATTGTCGTACACCTTCGTCAGAATTGTGTAGTAAATCTCCTTTATCAAGAGCCAAATCCTATGCCATTTATCCTCCCTCTTGGACCATAGGGTAAAACCTATCTCCCAAATGAGGTCAATAATGTATTTCCACATAATTTTAGATTTTTATTTTGTATGTCCTTCACCTTTTTGAGGTTTTCTGCTTAAGAACTGCAATCCAAGTCCCTCCAATCCAAGGAAAGTGGCTGTAAGGACTAAAAGTTGCGCAACCAAGTATAGTACACTTGAGTTTATATCACCGATAGGAGGGGCAATAAATCCTGCAATACCGAATCCGATTGCAGCAACGAAACTGCCCAACGACAGGTTGAGCTTTACGTTATCCTTTGGGTCATCACATATATGAAACAATGGTGTCATTATCCTTCCTCCTCATCATCGTTAATAGGTTCAACAGGGTCATCAAATTCAACGTCATCAACGTCAATCTCATAACCACAGTTCCAATCTGGACATTGCAAGTCAAAACTTACATAGGCACCTGCACAAAGGCTTGCAAATGATTCTGTAAAGGTGTCATATTGCTCAAATGAACACTCCAATCCAGTAATCTCACATACGTTCCTTACAATATTGTGAAGAGCTATGATTCCATTACTCTGGATGTCCTGTCTGTTTGATTCGTCATTGGTGAGCTTGTCAACATAGAACAGGACAAAATGGAATGTCCACATCTGGCTATTCCAGTCATAGTCGTGTGTGCGTTGGGTCAGGACCGTAACCGTATGCTCTATATCAGGCTTGCTGTTAAGGTCATATACAGAACCCTCATAGCTTGTCTTGACATTCGGCATCTTGAGCGATACCTTCTCAACTATATCAATAATGTCTTTGAGTGTCATTCTTACCTCCTTCCCTTCCAAGGCATATCATAACCGTATGTACGGTATCTCTGAACGAATCTCTTTGAAGGATTCTTGGCACCACCTAAATAAATGCTACAAGGTGCAAGGTCATCCAACTGTGCTCTTAAGTTGGTAACATCCTCATTTCCAATGCCTAACTCATCGTAATTGTCAACCATAAACCACCTTATTCTGTCGGCGTAGAAGTCGGCTCTGCCCTCGTACCATTGCTTGAGAGACTGTGCATCCTTCAATTGAACTGGCTGTAGGTTCTCGTCAGAGGTCTGCTGCAATCCACCGTTGTTTATCTTGTAGTTTACCTTGAGGATAATGTTTGACAGTACATTGTAGATGAGATAGTACTTAATCTCCCCCAAAAACGCTCTGTACAGGGCATTTGCCTCCTCATCGATACTTTTATCCTCAATCATACCCTGGAGCCTCTTGTAGAGCATTTGGCCTATGATTGTCTGTAACTCAATCTCCTGTGCCTCTCTGAGTGCTGGCAGTATGTAATGGGTGTCAGTATTGACATCGATGTTACTATTCTCTTTTATTGTCTTTTCTGAAACAAAGTATATCATTATAGTACCTCCTCTTCATTTGAATTCTTAGCATCATCCTCTCCATCCCAATCGATTGAGAAAGGCTCGATTTTAATTGCATCCATTCCAAGAATGTCCTTAAAAGACCTCTTGATAAGCTTCTGAATCGGCTTGATGACACTGGTATTGAATAGCTTGAAAGCCATATCAAACTGCTCAACAGACAGACTGCCATTCTGGTCGGTATTCTGGCCAAAGAGCAATGGCTGTGCCTTATACACCTTGAAGATTTCCTGTTGGCTCCTCTTGCTTACATTCTCCCATTTGTCGGCAAAGTTATCACTTGGTATACCAAGGATTTCAGGTGCGTGTTCCTTGTCTTCACTGTATGAGATTATAGGTCTTCCTGCGTTGCCACTGCCAGCAAACTTCTCGTTGAACATCTCCTCAATCTCATCCTGTACCTCCGATGTTGGTATGCCGTTGTTAAATGATACCATATAGTCAGAAGCAAGGCCGTTTCTGACCAGGTTACATTGGAAGTCATTAATCAGCACATCTGTCTCAACACTCTTGATAGCAGGAGCAAATATAGGTGTAGGATAAACCTTGTGGCGGTCATTACGGTAATAGTAAACACTATTAGCCTCAGTGCCATTGACATCGAACTTCGGGTAATGTAAGGTCGAATAGTGGCCACGTTTGGTCTTGTCCCTAAAATCTTTTGAATAATAGTATGATGAATGGTCCTCATTTGTTCTTAAGCATCTGATATCCAATGGAATAAGCTTGCATATCTCTCCCATCTTGTTACGTAGGACATTAATGGCAAAGCCTCCATAGGTCATATATGAAATGGCAATCTCCTTTATGACATCCTCAAGCTCGTCATTGGTGAATAGCGGATTAAGGGATTCAACCTCATTACCGATAACATAGTCAGAGATACCGTTGATAATGGTATTCAGTGTAGCACTCTTCTGGGAGAGTTCATATACGAAATTGGCATAGGCATTCCTCTCTCCCCAATCTACCCAACCTCTACCTCTCTGTACGGTCTCGATTGGACGGATTGTCTGGTCATCGTCATACGGGTCGATGGCTACGAATGACAGCTTTACTGTCTTGACCTTCTGGTCCTTGTTATTATCCTTCATAGAATGTGTCTTCATCTTCTGTATTGTAGTTATATGTATTGCCAGAGGTCATCTGACCGTTATGGCTTATCTCTCCTATTCTCAGTCTTGTGATGATATCCAAGTCCTTGTTTGTCAGCTTGAGGACATACTCACCGTCCTCCATATCTGCTATGGTTGAAGTGGCGAATACGATATATTCCCTATCCTCACACTCATCCGTTACAAGGAATGTCTTTATGATGGAATCCATCATATCGTAAATGTTCACTGACCACATTCCCACAGGCTTCGATTCAAAGGGATTGGACACGTAGATATGTTCACATTTGGTTAAATCCTTTATGATAATCATATGTATTTTCTTTTAATAGAAATAGAAAATGAGTGTAAAAGGGTAACATTTTGGTGTATTTTGGTGTAAAAGGCTATTTTGGTATATAGATAAATATTCATTCGTTTCTTTCATTTTAAAATGATTCAAGCCAAAGCAGTCCGTGAGGATAGTGAGGCTATTGTTTTGTTCATATGTTAACAGAGCCCTATCACAAGAAAGTGGTAGGGTATTTTTTGTACATAAAAAAAAGAGAACCCCTTTCAAGGATTCCCTTTCTTTTTCTATTACACTGGCTGTCCACCTGAGATTTCAACATTAACCTCAAAGGTATCACCACTATCATTATACCATTCATCATCATACCCAGGGTCAACAAATCCTCCAATTATCAGGCGATATATACCTGCTGGGACAGGATAATTGAATGTTGCCGTTACACCTGACTGTTGTGATATCAGTGACAGGCTTGTCGGATTATAGCTTCCTGAGACAGTTACGCCTTTCAGGACCACATTGGTCAGAGATGATGAATCAACGATATTATAAGCCAAATCACCACTCATATCCTGTTCAATGACTCCGATTGTAAAGGTAAGACCTGAAATCGTCTCATCAAGAATAATGTTCAATGGACTTATTATACCCATATAGCCTCCACCTGAAGGGGTCGCCTTTGTTGCCGTGCCAGCCAGGTTCTGTACACCATCCGTAATTGTCTGTGTCAGATAGCAAACTCTATTTCTGCTGGCTGGGTTGTCAGTCATACCTGTGGCATAGTACATTCCAGGAGAAGCAGTATCCCAATGCACGTCATCGGTAATGACATAAGGTGTAGCCTCGTCAACATAGCAGTTGAAGTTCAACGGACCATAGTATTCATCTATATATAATACACCGTGACTGTCGTTGTCTTCACCTAATACAGGTGAGAAAGTATAGGTTCCTGCTGGGACGTTGTTGTATGTGAACGTCACACCAGAACTCTCAACAGTTGAAGCCGAAGTCATTGATATAGTTGTATTGCCTACCAAATCGTAGTTATCAACAACTGCTCCGAAATCGACATTTGCAAGACCAGACTCTTCATTATCCTGAACGCCTTGACTGACTCTCAGCTTGAGTGTGTTAAGTTGCTCTGTTACAACAACCTTCAATCCGCTTACCGTCGCTGTGCCTTCGGCGTAATCACCTGCGTATGCAGCATTGATGTTTATGCCGTTTCGGTTGATAATGCTTGTACAAGGGACAGTAGTTGGATGGAATCCCTGACCGAATGCAAGGCTGAGATTATCAGTTGACCAGGTTGCTGGCAATACAGCAGCTACATCAACCTCCACATTAACTGTCTTTGAAGTGCCGACATAATAGATATGGTTGGTTGTATCGAAGTAGTCCTGTGCTGTTATGGTAATCGTAGTAGAACCACTTCCCATACCTGTTATCACACCACTGCTATCAACGCTTGCAACATTTGAATTGGCACTTGAATAGCTCAATGACATTCCCGTAGGAGTTGTGCTTGCATTGAGACTGAATGTATCACCCTCTATGATTGCACCTGTAGGCTCAGAGTTGGCTATAGTGATACCTGTTACGCTGTCAATCTGTGTACCCTTGTTAACAACCGTCCATCCGCTTGGGATATAAGCCTCTGATGTGTTCTTGTCCCAAGTCCTATTGGATGGAGCATAGACAACACCGTATTGCGCACAGTCACCAAGCCATCCTTCGAGAGCAGTTGCTGAATAATCAGTTGGGGTTTCCGTAAAATCGACTGTGATTGCTGATAACGTACTGCCAGAGAACATACCCTTACAAGCTGATATGCCAAATGAGGTTCCTGACATAACTGCGCTTGTAATTGAACCACAATACTGGAACATATGAGCATAGGCAGAAGAAGCCACGGATGTTGCAGGTAGTTCAGGAACATTGGTCAAGTTACCGCAACCGAAGAACATATTGTCGTAACTCCAGTTGTTCAATACAGTCGCTGGAAGTGCTGGTGCCGATTCAAGGCTTGAACAGCCAGCGAACATATGACTGTAACAAGAACTTGGTGCCGTAGTTGCTGGGAGTGCTGGAGGTGTTACAAGATTTGAACATCCATAGAACATATTTGCGTAACAGCCATTTGCCAATACCGTCGCAGGTAACTCAGGCGCACTTGTAAGGCTTGAGCAATTGGTGAACATAGTTGAATAACAACTGCTTGCAAGAGTTGTAGCTGGCAGTGTCGGAGTACTTGTTAATTGATAACAGTTACTGAACATTGACTTATAACAGCTCTCTGTGACATTTGTCGGCATCACAATACCACTCGCACTTACAATGTCAGTACTTGTGAACAAGTTACTGAACTCTCCTGTTGAAGAAAGTGTTGAAGGAGAAGTACTTGACAGCAAGGATGTTACGTGACCACTTGCATTGAATGTACCTGTTGAATCAAAGGTCTTGCCACTTAAGGTCTCATTCTCGCCATAGAACTTCACGCTGTCACCAGTTGAGAGTGAGATTGTCGTAGCACTTGTCATCCTGGTATAGTCACTGTCACCAGTAGCCTTGTAATAGATTACCTTGTCATCAATATTAGGCATTGAGATGTCAGTAGCCTCTAATGCTGTGAATGTCAGGTACTTATGTTCAGGGTTTGACTGGCTTGTAATGCTTACCTTCTTCTTGACAGGATAGTAATGAACCTGATTTGCATCGTCCCTCAATTCACCTGATGTTATAGTGATTACGGCATTACCATCTGATACACCACTTATAACGCCATTAGCATCAACGGCTGCAACACTTGGGTCAGAACTTGAATAGCTCAACGTAACTCCAGTTGGGGTTGTTGAAGCATTCAATGATACGGTGTCACCTACATATACAGTTGAAATATCTGAATTTGAGATAGTTACAGCAGACTCATCATAGACAACCCTCTCTGTGACAACAGAACCGCTAGTCAATGTATTCTGTACAGAAGGCCTGAATGTTCCAGTTATCTTATCGTATAAGCCGACTTGATTATTAATGACAGAAGGCACAAAGTCCCTTACAAGGGTGCTGCCCTCATAAATCTTCAAGCCGTACAGGATACCTGTTGTCTTACCGTTGACGTTGTTACCGTCGTGAACAGCCAGGACATATGCAGACAGTGACTGAGTTTGCCATCCTGCCGTTGTTGACCCTTGCTGTACACCGTTGACATAGTATTCCTTACCGAACTTGAGTATATGTCTTTGCTCATTTGGCACTTCCGAGAACTGAATTATCCTATAATAACTTGCATAACGCCATACATACTTGGTGTCAGCAAGCCAGTACATACCGTATCCGTTGGACTCACCAGCACATACAATACCCTGTATGTCCATCTCGAAATACGTGTTGGATACAGGCACATAGTTAAGGTTAATATAATCGGAATTGTTACCTTGAAGGTATTCAACGAAATAGCCACCTGATGTCAATGCTGATGATATCTCACCGTTAACCTTGAAGTAATAGTACTCAAAATTAACCTTATCAAACAGACAAGGAACACCGTTGGAATCCAAGGCAGGAACGTAGTCCCTTACAAGGACATTATCCTCATATATCTTGATTCCGTAAATCTTTGCCCTTCCGTCACTTCCATATACCTTGACGGTATCAGTCACACCTGACCAGCTCCATCCACCTACGGTATGGGACAGAGAGATTACACTCCTGTTGAGGTTGGTCTTTACTGTCTGCGCACTGCCGTTATTGGCAAAGTACTGATAGCTGTTGTATGCATAGTACTGGAAATCGTCAAACCAGAGAATCTTCCTGCCCTGTGTGGCACTGTTCTCAGGCTCCACATCCATCTCGATAACGGTATTGTCACCTGGCACGTATCCAAGGTCAATCTCACCTGTTGAGAGGCCATCATTCCAGATATATATTACAGGGGTATACTCATAGCCCACTGCTGCCGACTGAGTCAGGTTGATAACCCTCTTGATATTGCCCACGGCTGAATCGACCTCGATTGCAGTTGTCTTTGCAACGAAGTCTTCATTACGTGAGGCACTTACGCTTACGGTGGAAACTCCACTTGTTCCACCAGACTCACTTATGTTAAATCCGTCGATAATCATATGTTATTGCATTTAAATAAAAATAGGGAAAGAGGCTCTTTTACCTCCTCCCCTGTCTATGTGATTACTTTAGGATTACTTCTTAGGATGCACTGTCAATAGTCCAACTTACGTTAGAAGTAATAGTGAATGACTGCGCTGTACCGTCTGCTGGGATTGTAATCTCATTCTCACTTACGGTCAGATAAGCATCGACACCAGTAAGGTTGATAGTAACCGTCACGCTGTGACCGCCATCGTCAGTAATCGTCAACTGCTTGCTCTTCGTCTCAACTGTAGTAGCACTTGGGATTGTGAACTGGATTGACCAGTTGTACTGTGCAGAAGCACCTGGGTCTCCTGTGATAGGGTCACCGTTTGCAGTTGTCTCACCATTTGCGGTATAGTTTGCAGGAAGTGAGATTTCCAAGTCACCTGTACCCAAAGAGAAGGTAAGTGCGCTTGAGTTTGACACACCCTCGATTGTAAGGGTACCACCCTCCTTTTCCTTTGTATAGCTGTTAGCGTTTGAAGAAACGAACTCACTCTTACCACTCTGCTTTACAGTTACCTGTGCAGGGGTTACGTTAGCTGCCGTTACCTCGATTACGGTCTGTCTCATAACACGACCAGTATAGGTAGAACCTGACACGTTTACAGTGCCGTTACCACTGCCTGATGCAGGGTTGACTGTTAGCCAATTTACGAAACTCATATTTGTATTTCTTCTTTAATCTGATTATTCTGTACTGATAACCTCCCACGAAAGGTTGGTGTATACGTTAAAGTAATCCTCTGGGTTTACCCAACATACAGATTTCGATACCCTCAATTCCTCAGTCGGAGTAGGTTCTGGATATACAGGGTACTCCTTTCCGTTGAGTATAACGGAGAAGCCGCCTGAACGTCCGAAGTCTATTTTTGCCAGATTGATTATCATAACCGTACCTTTAGTCCAAAATCTTTACGTTGTTATCACTGTTTCCCTGAAGCTTGAATATCATACCCTCTGGGAACCCATTAACTACCAGCACCTCGTTTGCTGGTGTCTCATCGCTGTAGAGGGTGAAGCTTGCACCGTCCACACTATAGCCTAATGTGTAACCTGCCGAAGTCGGTCCAACTGCGAAGTTATTGTTGGTTACACTGAATGGCTCTTCTCCATTTACATATTGCATCGTTGAACTGTTTATTAAAAAATAGACAAAAGAGGGAAGTAAGCATATTTCATCCTACCTCCCTCCTTCAGTCCTTATCTGTCTTCTGCAATTAGCTGTTGGTAACAGCGTTACCACTTGCAGCAGAAGCCTTAATCTTCGTAAATGCAGCAGCACCTACTGTCAACGGCCAGGTTGAGAACTCGTCAGTAAGGGTAATCTGATAGTTGTTAGCATCAGAAGCGTTTGCACCTGAATTGGCTGAACCGCCTGTAGCTGTTACAGGGTCGTCAACGCCAAGGCCAAGTACGGTACCATTCTGGAGCTCTACAACAACTGCCATATCAGACAGTGCCATAGCAGCAACCTCTGCTCTCTTAGCTGCCTCGATTCTTGCGAATGTAAGTGCAAGCTCTGTTGAAACGTAACCGCCATTTGCTGGGTCTACAGTCAATGTTGATGTAAGTGTGGCACCACCCTTGCGGAATGAATACTCATACCAGGTTACACCTGACTTAACGTCATCAATGTAAGCATCCTTGTAGTCGATTACTGTGCCTGTCTGGACCTGGCCAGAGAAGCTGTATATGTCGTTCACGTCGACTGCGTTCTGAGGATAGCTTGCGATGAATACACGCTTAACACCACCCTTAGAAGGCTGACAGTCCTTTGGAAGACCTTTTAGTACGGCTGGACAATAACTCATATTATCTTGAATGTTAATTAATTAGCTTAAAAAGAATCCTTGGGGATTTTACTCCCCAAGAATATTGGTTATGACTTGTTAATCTTACCAAGAGTGATTTCGTCTGGGAACGCTACCTGGAGACCAAGTGCGAACTCGATGGCGAGCTTGAATACCCTGTCATCCTTTGAGAACCAGAAGTCGAAGGTATCCTTGTCAGACTCAAGGTCAACACCCATATAGAGGTTAGAAAGCCTTGCACCTACGATATACTCCTTGTCAGCACCGTCAAGACCCTCAACACCCTCAACGATTACGTTAGAGCCAGGAAGCTTGTAAGACAGTGTCTCAGCGTTGTTTGCTGGGTCATAGTGATAGAGGTTGGCAGCAACAAGCTCCATAATGAACTTACGGAAGAGTGATGTTGATACGATGATACGTGCATCGCTCTTGTTCACAACCTGAGTTGGCATCTTAGAATAAACGTCCTTGATTGCGCTGTAAGCAGAAGTACCTACGTTGAAAGTGCTTACGTTACCGCTTGGTACAGCAGTAGCCATAATCTTCAAGAGACCGTCTGGCTCTGTCTGGCCAGTAGCTGTGCTATCGCCTTGCCAGATAACCTTCTCAACACCGTCATTGACACCTGTTACGATACCGCCGATGAACTTCTCCTCGAAAGGAAGAGTCTCCTTGCCAGCAGCAACACGTACCTGGTGCTGTGCGAAAGTGCCTAAGAGCTTCTTCTCACAGAAAGTGGTATTCACCTTGAGGATTGCTGGAGAAATTCTCCTGTGTGTGATTGCGCTTGTGTCCTGTGCAGAGAATCCGCAGTCAGAACCGTCCTGGAACTTAACGTCAGTTGTAATGAGGTGGATATCTGTATCACCGTTTACGCCAGTCTGAACAGTGAGCAGACCTGCTGAACGTGCGCCAAGTTCACTCTTTGCCTTGAGTTCCATTGAACTCTGGTCGACATACTCTGGAAGAGATGTAACAATTGGATTTGCCATTGTATTAACTTAATTTAATCTACTTATTTCTTGTTCTTGATAGCTTCAAGAGCTTCAATCAATCTGCTGTTTCCAGCTTTCCTAGGCTCTACAACCTGCTCAAACTCCTCCTCGATTGGAGTGCTTGCTGGCTGCTTGAGCATTTCCCTGATACCGTTAATCTCAGCATTCATTGCCTCGATAGCTGCCTTCAAAGCATCAATCTCTGCCTTGTAGTCAGGCTCCTCGATAATAGGCTCTGGCTGTGGTTCTGGTTCAGGCTCATTTTCGCCCTTTTCAGGCTCATCAGAAGGCTTTTCAGGCTCTTCTGGCTCATTGTTCGGCTCATCACCTTTTGGCTCCTCAGAAGGCTCCTGTGGCTCTTCTGGCTCAGCCTCGTTGACTGCCTCAACCTTGCCATCCTTGATGACATAGATTCTGTCTTCTGACTTGTACTCACCGTCCGCAATCGGATTGCCGTTCTCGTCAGTAACCTCTGCACCGACAGCAACCTCGTCGACTGCAACAAGGATACCCTTGTCTGTCTCAACCTGTGCGAACTCAGCAAGCAGTTGTCTCAGTCTTTCCTTTAGGTTCATATTCTCCTTATCTTCTTTAATGTTATCTTCAATTGAGAAGTATCCCTCAAGAGAGAATCCCCTGAATGTCCCCTTCCTGATTTCTTCCCAAACTGCATCGTTCTCAATCTTGAACACACCGAACATACTTCCGTCTGATATGTTCTCAAAACCACTTGGACTGACCCCTTTCCCTGTATCCTTTATAAACACCTGCTCAAGCACCACACCGTCAACGAAAGCCTCGTCATCGTGCATAATGTTAATCATATTGCCAGTATTCTCCCTGAGCATCTTCCTCGCCATCCTCTCAATCACATCCCTTGAGTACTTGAGATAGAACTCACCTAGCTTCTCGTTCCTGCGATAGATTGGATACTCACATCTCATAATGACACCCAACACCTTCCTCTGGGCCTCATCCTCGAATCGGAACATCGTCATTTCCTCATTCTTGTCAAAGGCAACGAAATCAGACTCCACTGCTGGACAGTCAACCAAAGATATGGCGATTATGCCTTCAAGGTCATTTGTGACATTTGCATAATAAACTGGAATCATATCTTTTTCATTTATATTCAAATAGATAAACACTATAAGAATGCAAAAAATGCCATAAGGTATTTCACCCTATGGCATCTCTCACTATTACTTGAATGTAGATGTATTCTGCCTTACCTCAACCTGCTTCTCGGAATTGTGTATGTCGGACTGGAGTATGTATACCCTCTGGTCCTTGCTTGCAGCCTCATTGACTGCCGTATCACGTTCCATAGAATTGAGGTCTGCCGTCTCGTCTATGACAGGCACTGCATTTGCGAATGTGGTTCCAAGCGGCTGTGAGCTTCCGTTTGAAAGTGAGCTTGAAGAGTTACCTGCATCGAATCTCTGAGCCTCAATCTGCTTGATTGTAGCAATACCTGATGCAAGTGCTGCTGCCGACTCTATACCGCCAAGGATTGCCCCATACGGTGCTGGATATGTCTCTACGGCCCTCATAAACGCTCCAGAAGCTCCTGCAAGTGTTGAGATGGTAGTTGTCACTATCTGTAGTGCCTTTCCAGTCTCAAAGGCCTCTTTTGCAGTCTCAAGCTCCTTCTGTCTCTCCTCGTCGTTAAGGTTCTCGTTTGCCTCTGCTGCCTCACGTCTGCGGTCAGCCTCATCCATATAGTAGTCACCAAGTGTGCCTGTGAGATTACCTATTGAATCGGCGAAGTCGAACATCATATTAAGACGTTCCTTCAGCAGTTTCTTCTCCTTCTGCCTTGCATCCTTCTGTAGTTCAAGAATCCTTTCCTGCCACTTCTCCTCAGTCTCATACCGACCCTGCAAAGCCTCGTCAAGCATTGACTGCGCAATCTCATAGTCTGCCTTTGCCTGTTCAAGCTCTGTATCACCGATTGTAAGCGGATTGACGTTCTTTGCCTCAAGATTGGACTTGACTCTCTTCTCATAATCCTCCTGTTCTATCTTCTCAACCTCTTCCCTGACCTTGATACCTTCCTCCCGTATCCTGGCATACCATTCCTTCCTTCTCTCAAGGAGTCTTGCCTGATAGACTTCCTCATCCTCATTATACTTCCTGCCTCTCTTCTCGATAGCCTCGTAGTATTCAAACGCTATCCTGGTCATTTCCTTGTAGTATGCGGATGAATTGGCATATTCCTTGTCATCGAGTGCCTTAAGCTCATTGGCATTGGTGTCTGCCTGTCTCTTGAGGTCGGCATAGAACAGCTCGGATTCCTTCTTCTCCTCTTCCTTGAGCTTCTGGAAGTCTTCCAACTGCAATGAGTATATCTGTGGGTCAAGCCCTGTCATCTTCTCAAAGAGCTTGTTTATCTTGATGACATAGCTCTCATTGTCCTCGTAGAGGGCTTTCATCCTCTCGCCAATCTGCTCAAGT